AGAGAGGGAACCCAACCAGCATTAGTAGCTGAAGTACTTGTAGCAACAGTTTGGTCGTCAAAATTCCAAGTAATGGATAGGTTGGCGGCCTGAGTTAAAGCAATACCGCTCACCTCAGAGATTGCGTTGTTGGCAACTCCGCTCACTTCAGAGATGTTTGCTACGGCGATTCCGCTTAGCTCGTTTGCAGTACTCATCAATTAGGAAATTTTAACCCAGTCTTGAGACGGATCAAAGTATATTGTTCCAGTAGTATTGATCAAATAACCCACGACCCTTGAGATATGATTGGTAGCCGTTGGTGGGTTTATAGATACTTGGCCGTCAACCGTTGACAAGTAGATTGGATCACCGATAGATCCTCCTGCGAGTGCGTTTGCTCCAGACACTTTAACAAAACCTCTAAGAAGCATATTGTTCCAGGCGCTTGTTCCTACAGCCATTGCAATCAATCCCACAGCATCAGCTTCGGCATCGGCATTTGTTTTTGACCAGGCCGACGAGCCTATCCTGTAGATGTGACCTGCTGTCAAGCTACCAGTGTTTGCTCCAAGCTTTGCAGAAATAAGAGATCCAGTGCCGTAGTCTCCCGCCGCGCTAACTCCAGCTGCACCAGTTACTTGCTTAGCAGTTGTGCTATCACTACCCTCAATCGTGTTGACATCCACCCACTGCGCAAGCTGACCTGCTGTTGGAGTTCCAGAAACATCAACAGCTCCAGATGTATCAATAGTTACTGTACCTCCCCCGTTATTTGTAAGCGTTCCATTAGTGACCTGAATCACATTAACACCACCCACGGTTGGAGAGCCATCAACATCCTTAACCGTAATGGTGCCTCCTGTCGGGGTGTCAATCCAGGAAAGATTTCCAGAGGAGTCCGACTCAAGAATTTTACTGTTTGCTCCTGGACTAGAAGAGGGGAACACAATGCTGTAATCCGCCGTCATAGTCGTCGGACCAAAAAGTCTTAATTGACCTCCATTGGAGGCGTAGGTAAGACTATTTCTTTTACTAGCGGAAGGATCGTCCTCAACGATAAGTTCTCCCGTAACGGTGGTACCGTACTGGTCAGCTGCCACCCTTCCTACGGTCAACATTGAGTGCGTACTAGCACCAGTCACACTTTGTATTCTAAGACCAGTGTTAGTGTTTTGGTCAAAGTTTAGATCAAGTATAGAATTAGACCCAAAGCTTAAGGTTCTAATGGTGCTCGATGGAACAGTTAGATTTGTATTTCCTATGTGGGTGTCTGCACCTCCAGTGTCGATAGTCACCACCCCGCTACCGTTGTCGGTAAGTGTTCCGTTTGTAACCTTGATTGTCGAGACACTTGAAACACTTGGAGTTCCGTCCACCTCCTCTACCGTAAGGTCAGTGCCAGTAGATGCAATCGTAACGCTACCGTCAGCATTTGTGATTGTGATGCCAGTGCCTGCAGTAAGGTTGTTGGGAACCCACTCTGTATTTGTGTTATCCCAGATCAGAACATCTCCCGCTGTGTCAGCTGCAGTCGCGGACACATCAGCCAACCCTACAGTGTTATTGACAGTAAAGGACAAAGTTCCGCTACCATCTGTAATAAGAATTTCAGACGATGACCCGTCTGCCGCTGGGAAGGTGTATGGGTTTGACCCGTCGTCAATCTTAATTTGTCCAGCTACGTGAAGAGCTTGATCTGGAGATGTGGTGTTTACGCCTACTCTGTTTGTTCCATCGGCTAAGTACAGGATAGGATCAGCACCGTCCTTGAAGTAAAGGTAGTTTCCGTCAAGATCGTGAGTCCTGTCAGCAGTCAACGTGAGGTTTGCGTTACCCAAGTGAGTATCTGCTCCAGGTTCTGAAACGGTACTCGTAATGGTGATCTGACCATCAGCGTTAGCGATGGTAATACCAGTACCTGCTGTAAGCGTGGATATGTTGACTCCACTGGTACCCCCAATCAAAAGCTCTCCGTTGTTTGCTGGGAGCGTTGGGACTCCAGAGATTTCAGAGTAAGCAATCTGATTAAAGGTGACAGCTCCGCTTCCGTCTGTCTTCAGGTAGTGATTCTGAGTTCCGTCAGATGTCGGTAGTGTGTATGCAGACTCTTCAGCGTATGAAGATCCACCAATAAGGAACTTGCCTTGAGTGATGTTCGGTACGTCGTTCACCCTGTCAATGGCAGACACCTTCATCTTCTGAATGTTACTACCGTTTGTCTTCAGGACAACACCAATGTTCTGAATCAAGTCTGGGTGCGAAGGCTTGGTAGTGGTTAAACCGCCACTAGACCCTACGTAAATGGTATCCCCAACAGACACTCCAGTAAGACCACTAATAGTCTTCTTGTAAACGCCTGCGGTCACTGCGTATCCATGAGCCCCGACAGCAAGCGTTTGGTAAAGAATACCAATGCAAGGCATAGAGGTCGAGGAATTAGCAGAAGCTAAACCTACTGTAATTCTATTGCCGCTAAGACCAACAGCGTATATCGGTGTCCCCTCTGAGATAGATCCCGCTGTTCCGTTTTGTACCTCAACAAAAATGTTTTGAACGTAATCCCACGTACCTTCATCATTCTCTGAAGTCAGGAACTGATACTCAAGCCCGCCAGAGGGGACGCTCGGGATAGTTACATTCTCAAACGAAAGCGTACCACCGACTACCTTAACAACGTTGACGGTAGGGTTTGTAACTTTAATCTCGGGGACCGAGCTTCCAGTCACCTTTACCACAGGGGTGGTTCCTTGGACAATGTTGACGGAAGCCATCAGCTTACATCTTCATTGATCACAAATGAGCCGTACAGTCTGGTTTGCACTACGCCACCGTCGCTCTCTTGAAGATCGTAAACGTAGTTCCCAGAGTCCCATGTCGAGGTCGTTGAGGCTGCGATGGAAATGGTGAGTTTATTTCCTGATGGGCTAAAGTTGCCAGAGGTGGAGGTAAACTCGAAAGATCCAGAAGTGTCTGTCTCGGCTACTTTCATCGAGTAGTTTGAGGCTGTCGCAGAGATAGCTTCTCCGAAATCAATAACAAGGGAAAAAGTATCTCCCTTCCTGCATGTAATGTCAAGCCGTGAAGCTGTATCTAGATTAACCTTCGCCATCAGTGATTTGGTTTACGATTTGTTGTACCTCTCCAGCGAGTCCTTCGTCCTCTGACTGGAGCTCTCCTCTTACTCCATCCCTTTGTGAGATGAGCTTGCTTTGTTGGACAGCCTGCTTCTTCACACGGTCGTCCTTTCTGTCTTCTTTGAGAACCTCAAGCTTCTCTTTGAACTCCTGATCTTCTGTTCTGAATCCGAGCGTAGCCTGGGCCTTGATCATTTCGATCTCCTTGCGCATCTCGTGCTTAGCTCTTTCCATCTCCATATCCATCTGCATCTTAGCTTGCATCTCCTGGAGCTTGAGCTGAGTCTGCATCTGCAGCTCCTGCTGTCTAGCTTGTGATGCCGCCATTGCTGACTGCTGCTGAATCTGAGCTTGCTGTTGAGAGTTTTGCATAGCAATCTGCTGGTTCATTGCTACCCGCTTCTTGCGTCTAACGACCAGCAATCTTTCAGCTTGACTTAAGTCCTTAAGCTGTCTAATGGCGATTGCGTCTTCGATGTCGAGTTCCTTCTGAGCGAGTGATACTTGGATGTTTTGTTCCAGGTACTGTCTCTCGCTTTCTTCCATCTCCTTAACGACCATCACCCCGAAGTTGTACAGAGACAGCTTCTCGAACGTAGAGATCATATCCATGTTATCGCTTCCGATCGCGTTAGAGTAGGATCTAAACAGAACGGAATCTCTTGGGATGATCTGAACGCACTTGACGATATCGGAGCACACCTTCTTAAACAACATTGTAGATGAATTAGTGATATCTCCAATAGCGTTGTTTGCAGCAGCCAAGGCCTGATTGCGCACACCCACCAAGTCATTGCTGTTTGGTGACGTCGCATCCATCACTTCATTGATTCCCGTTGCGTCACGGATAAGTCTCAGGTAGTGGTTGTAGATGCCAATAAACTCGTTGATGTTTCTTACTGCATTTCCAATCTCTCTGATTGGCGGGTTCTGGAAACCTCCGTCAGGGTTCTTACTTCTGTAGTAGAACACACCAGTCTGCTCGTAGATGTCGTGCAGTTCAAGGGGCTGTAGTTCTCCCCCCTTACCGAGCTGTACATTCTCCAGTCCCTCGATATCAATGATAATGCCGTCGGGCTTTGCCTTTGAGATGGCTTGCTGGATCTTAAGGTGAGTAAGCTGAAGTTGGTCTGCAAACCCAATGCAGCTGTTAACCATGGACTTGGGAATCATGTTCTCCAAGTTTGTAGCTGCTACTGAGTAAGAAAGGCAGGCACGAGACAGGTCGTGCATATTCTTTGGCACGTTGGTCTTCAGTCCGTAATCGAACATCATTTCGCATCCAAGGATGTAGCTACCCCCGTAAACAACCTCATTGTCAATCTCACTGATAGACTTGTTGTACACAGACTTGCTTGGTCCTTTTCTCTGGTAGAAGCCAACGTTTCCGTACTGGCTAGGCTTCTCCTCGAAGTACATTGTCTCGACAACCTTGAACTCAAAGTCCATGATGTCGATCATATACTCGTCATAACCGAACCTGGTTTTATTTCTCTTCCTGTCGTAAAACGTTTCGTTGAGCTTACCGACATTGTAGTTGTACTTAGACGCTGCCTTTTGAGCAATCTTCTTGTATTCCTCTTCGGTGAACTGATCTCCAGCGATACGCTTAAGTTCATAAATGGGGATCTGTCTAATATGTCCAGCGTAAACTAAGTCGTTAAAGTTGGGGTCTTCAGTGTAGCTGTGAACAAACTTAATGGGATCTACGTAGTCAGTCTTAATTCCGTAGTTGGGATCATTTGTTCTCTTTACCACAGCCATGCCCAACGTAGTTATATCGTGAACACACCTCCTGTAAACAGAGTCGTGGAAGTCATTCCACTTCAGGGTTAGCTGAGTTGCAAGTTGAGCCGCAATCTCCCCAGAAGACTTTACGTTGTTTTCAATAAAGATCTCCGCCTCCTCAAGGGTTTCTGGTAGCTTCTCAGCCTTACTGATGTCCAGACCAATCTTGGAGTTGATGTCCTTAAGCTGTTTCTTTTTTTTGATGATCATCTCAACCTTTCTTCTCTCCCTGTCTTTCTCGGAAGATGAAAGCGGATCAACCGCCTCAAGGTTTGGGTATGGATTACCCGACATGATCTTGTTCTCCACGATGCGCACGAACTTTGGTAGGATGGGCACTGGCGTGAAGTCCAGGTTGAGCATGGTCCCGTCACCGTTGTTTGGGTCGAGACTGGTCAGAAGCTGCCTATAGATACCAGTATCTTGGGTTCCGTTGGCATACGCCCTATTCTTTTCAAAGGTCCTAGACCTCTGCCTAAGAAGAGATGTGTCTTGCTCCACACTACCCCACTGAGCTTCGATGGCCTTTGCATATCTCAGGCCATACTCCTCACTCTCCTTCTCTCCTCTGCTTGCTAGAGGGTCTGGAAAGCCAGTAGAATTCTTAAGTTTATTGTTGTACATGCTGGCACAAATATACTAAAATCAGCGGTGCCACTCTTTTGTCTTGTGTTTGCGGAAAAACTTCTTATCAATGAAGGTTGACTTTGGCTTTTCTTTTGTTTTCTGCGCCCCAAGAAGAGCCAATCCAGAACTGATTGTCAAGTCAAACTTTGTTCTATTTGTGATGTTGTAGCCAATCCAATCTTCTAGTGTTCGGTTGAAGTACATCTTACCGAACTCATCTGTTTTGGGGTTGATGCCTACGTGATCATGGATGTATGACTCGATAGCATGGGCGTGAGATTGAATCACATCTTGAGAGTTAGAAGGTATACCTTTCGTCTTGACATTGACTCTTGAGCTGCCAGAGGACAGGAACTGAGGCCGATCCATCAGGTATTCGTCGTAACCTCTTGACTCAAAGTACCTTACAATACCGTACTTGTTGTTCTCCACAAGCAAAGGGTAGCCGTAGTAAAAAGCACACATCAATACGTCTTCATAAAAGATGCTGGCGAGGTCAGGTCTAGATGCGTACTCCACAATAAACATGTTGGACGGTGCATCCATGTTGAACTTGTTGTACATGTGAAGAGCTCCCTTCGAGCCTCGTCCATCCACCGTTTGGTCAAGGTCATAAGAGTCAACACCACCACAACCCACAAGATGATTTCCAGGTTTCTTCTTACCTCTTTCTTCATAGTACTTGTTTCTGTTTTCCACCTTTGGGTGCCAGCAAACCCTGAACCTCCCGTTGGGTGTCGGAGAGAACACAACTTCCTTGTCTTTCTCCTTCCACATAAAGTTACCAACTACTACTGGATTGGGATATAGATTGTTGTTACTATCGATCTGTT